CCTTTGGCCAATTGACGCACATGCACCATTTCATGTGCAAGTGTTGTTGCCATGTCTAGCAGTTTAACTTCTGTTAACCGCTTGGGTGGACGAATCAAAACAACATAGCAATCAGCAAAATCTATGTGCATGGTAGCCCCATGGAAATCATCGGGTGTGTCACTTGTGACCTTGACCAATACTGCTCGCTTGCTGTTAGTTAGACCCAATTGCCCAATCATTGATGGCATCAAGGCATCTAAAAACTTGCGAGTGCGTGTGTTTGTGGCTTCAATTTTGTATTCCATAACCGTATTATAACATCAAATTCATTTATTGGACAAAATTCAGTACATTAATGCAGCCATTACAGTCCACTGTTCAAACGTAGTAATAGCTTCTATGTACTTGGCTTCTAATTCTGTGTACTTTTGTGTTAATTTATCCCTGCGTCTGCAATTCACCATTTCTTTATCCATTTCTGTGTAAATTTCTCGACAGTTTTTATAGAACTTGTACAAAGTACTACGGGCACGTATGTCCAACGAAGAGGAAACTGACTTCAACAGTTGTTCCAACTTTACACTATGTGCCTCGTGGTGTTCTTGCATATGTATCTATTATACGATAAAACGGATTAAATAGTTAATTACAGGGGAATATCTTGAGCAGGCTCAGTTTATGGAAAGATGGCAGACACTCAAACGATTACAAGTTCATGGACCGACGCATCAGCGAAATGTTCACACTTGGTGGTACTGGCATATTAGTCAACAAATATCTCGGACCAATAGAACAAACAGGCAGTACTGATCCAACCAAGCCCAATTACACCACACAAAGTGAACTGAACATTCAAGATCTGCTGTGGATTGAAAATAGAGATCGAAAGTATGATCAAGATGTTTACAAAATGCGTGGCATCTATCAACGCGGTGATCAAGACTTTGATCTGAGCCAATTTGGTTTGTTTTTACAAACAGGTACAATCTTTATGGTGTTCCATTTACGTGACATGGTGGACACCATTGGGCGTAAGCTAATGTCTGGCGATGTATTGGAACTGGAACACTTAAAAGATTATGATGCACTAAATGAAGATGTGCCCGCGGCACTGAAACGTTATTATGTTGTGGGCGATACCAGTTTTGCCAGTGAAGGATTTGGCCCAAGTTGGTGGCCTCATCTATGGCGTGTCAAACTCAACCCATTAGTGGACAGTCAAGAATACAAAGACATCTTGGACAAGATCAAAGCTGGACCCAATACCAACACTCCAGTGGGTCAAATTCTCAGTACCTACAATACAATGTTAAACATCAATCAGGCTGTTATTGCTCAAGCCGAACTAGATGTTCCAAAGTCAGGATACGATACCAGCAAGTTCTACACCATGCCAACTAATGAAGATGGCACAAGGCCATCAGGTGATCCAGTAACTATAGACAGCAACATCATTACAGCAGACAACACTGCACCCAGTGCTGATACTGGTGTTGGAAGTCCAATAAGCAAAATAGAAGGATACCTGACAGGAGATGGCATTGCTCCCAACGGATTGGTCACCGGATCTGGTATTGCTTTCCCGGATAATCCTGGACAGGGAGACTATTTCTTGCGTTTAGATTACTTGCCCAATAGATTATTCCGCTTCTCAGGCAGTCGTTGGGCCAAGATTGAAGACAGTGTACGCACCAACTTGACCCCAGGGGCCACAGATAATAAGACACAACGTGCAGGATATGTAAATAACACTAATACATACACAGATGCAGAAGGTCATACTCACAATGAGTTGCAACCACTGAGTCGGATACTAACACCCAAGGCAGATAATTAATGGCAGTACAATTTGTTTACGACGGCCAGCTTCGTCGATTTGTGACACAATTCATTCGCATGGTGTCAAACTTTCAAGTTGAATTTGGCAAGGACACTGATGGCAATCGCACACTGCAAACTGTGCCTGTTTATTACGGAGATGTAAGCAGACAAGCGGCCATGATATTGCGTAACAACAGTGAAAATAGTTTGAATACTGTACCTGCCATGGCCGCATACATAAGTGCATTGTCCTATGACCGAGAACGTGTACAAAATCCCTATCATGAAAGCATCATGCGTGTACGCGAACGCACTTACGATGCAGGATCAGAAACTTACCAACAATCTCAAGATGGCATTTATACCGTTGAACGACTAATGCCCGCTCCGTACAAATTGACCATGAAATTGGACATATGGACCAGTAACACTGAACAGAAACATCAGTTAATTGAACAAATTACACCTTTGTTCAATCCTGGATTGGAAATACAAAGCACAGACAATTACATTGATTGGAGCAGTCTCAGTGTGGTGTTGCTAACTGACATTGCCTACAGCAGTAGAACAGTGCCTTCAGGATCAGATGAAAGCATTGACATTGCCACATTGACCTTTGAATTGCCAATTTGGATCACCTTACCAGCCAAGGTCAAGAAGATGGGAGTTGTTGCTCAAATCATTGCCAGCGTGTACGATGCAACTGGCGATGTAAGCCCAGAATTCCTAACTACGGCTCAAGGACTCATGTTCCAACAACGATTTACTCCCATGAACTACAAAACTGTATTGCTGGGCAATAAATTAATATTGTACAAAGAATCAGCCAGTCAAAGCGGCAACAATGTCTATGGTACCAAAATAAAATGGCGTGATTTGGTAAACTTATATGGTCCATTGACCAATGGCATTAGTCAAGTTAGACTGACTTTTGAATACCCCGATGGTCAACATGAGATTGTTGGCACGGTTGCATATGACCCAACTGATGATGCACAACTACTGTTTACGCCATTTAACGCCACCTTGCCAGCAAATACATTGACTGCGGTAACAGCAATTATTGATCCATACAATGTCACTGTGGACAGTAACATATTATCCCCTGCCACTGGCACAAGATATTTGATATTGAATCCAATTGGCGATGTAAATTCCATGCCTGCAGCGGCTTGGGCAGGCACAAGTGGCACAAATCTAGTGGCCAATGCCAATGACATCATTGAATGGAACGGCAGTTATTGGACTGTTAGTTTTGACAGTGCTCAATCAGGAATACAGTATGTGTCCAATTTAACAACCACGGTGCAATATCGTTGGACTGGTCAGGAGTGGACCAAAAGCTACGAAGGATTGTATTCAGCAGGATCGTGGAGTCTGGTGCTGTAATGGAAGTTGATCACACCGAAGGCGTTGGTGCATTGATTTACGCCAAGACCACTAACCGTTACTTATTTTTATTGCGTAACAAGAGCAAACATGCAGGGTCATGGGGAATAGTTGGCGGAAAAATTGAATCCGGCGAAACTGTAATACGGGGATTGGTAAGAGAAATACGAGAAGAAATTTGTGTTGACTACACTAACAAAAAATTTATTCCATTAGAAACATTCACTGCAGACAATCATAAATTTGTCTACTATACATTCCTTGTCACCGTGGACGAAGAATTTGTGCCAAAACTAAACGATGAACATCGAGGATACTGTTGGGTTGAATTGAATGATTATCCAAAGCCAATGCATCCTGGACTTTGGAGAAGTTTTAATTTTGATATTGTTAAAAAGAAGATTCGTACGTTGGAATCTATTTTAAATTAAGATATATTGACAAAAATATTAATGGTGTGATATCCGCCAGCACATTCATCTATTGCTCTACCAATAATTGTACCAGGGGCCTGTGGGTCATTTAAAAAATCATACAGTGTGGTAACACTTTGTGGACATCCACTAGGGCCAATGACCAACACATCGCCTTTGCTGATTGGCCCAACCACTTCACATGTTACTCGCCCAATGACGGCAACTGTTACCACGTTTGTTCCACTTAATGAATTGTTTAATACTAAATCGGATCTATCAGTGACTACTCCGCACATGTTGGTAGAATTACCACCTGCCCGAGTGACCTCATTGTCTCCGCCAAAGGCCAGCACTGTTCCCACACCATATGCTTGATCTGCCAAAAATTTACTTGCTATATTCATGTGTTTGCTTATATATCAGCTTCTAACACAAAGCCTCTAAAATCAACTTGTCTTAAGTTTGGTAACTTGGCCAAATCCTCATGCATCCAGTAGTTCTGCGTGGGCATGACACGTACAAAATCCACATCTGGATATGTTTTTATCACCATGGTTAGTGTATTGGCCCAAAATTTTCCGTTGTCTTGTTGTTGTGTACTAGGTGCATACCCTGCAGTATCTTTGTAAACATTATTGACAGGCCCCATTCCGTGATCACTATCGTATCCCAACAAGAACACTCGTGTGTGCCCGTCAAAGCAGGCCAAATATGCGGCAGTTGCACCAGCATCAAATGCTGGATTTTGCGGAGTTAAGTAAAATTTACCGGGGTATTCTATAATATGTTGAGCATTGGTGTAGACAATATGATCGTTTACATATGTGGAATTGGCCAATTCTGCAATTATGTCAGTGCCAGTTGCAACCAAAAAGTCTGGTGTAAAATCTCTATATAGTGCATTACATCCATAACTTTGTAATTTATCCACAGCCAACACACCGCCTTGATGTCTGGCAATATGTGTCAAATCAAATCCCACACGACTTTCGCCGTTACCAATGGCAATAGCCTGTCCAGTGGTGTGAGTATTGGTGATTTGATTTTGAACAGCTTCTGTTTCAGGCATCCATTGGTTATTTTCCAGCGTTAAGCTGGTCACAATTGACTCTCCCGAGTAAGAACTTCTATATATCTGTCTTAGTTTTTGCATTAGAATCTCCCGACAACAATTTCTATTGTGTCTATGCTATTAGTATTTATAGATTCC